AAAATAACAAGGGTTGACGGTACGGTATCTGAGCATCAGATAACGCCCCGTATTGAGTATGCCTTTGAGTTATATGCAAAAAAAGGTTTTCATAAAGCCTTTAGAGATGATGAAAAGCAAACAGATGTGTACTTTTTAGCTCACGAGTGCCTTAGGGCTAGTGGGGTTGAGGTGCCTGTTTTTGGAGCGTTATTCTTGGATACCTTAGCTAAGGTTGAGGTATTGGATGATGACCCTTCGCAATAGTGGGGCGCGGTAATTTTGGTTACCTCATAGCGCAGCTAGCCGTAGAAACGGGTATCGCGCCCCAGTATTTGCTAGACCTTGACGATGTAATGCTACGTAATATGCTTAAAGTTTTGCAGGATAGAGCAAAGGAGCTACAAAATGCCAGTAGAGCTAGAGGGGGCCGTACAGCTTCGTCTCGCCCTTAAGCGCTTTGCCCCTGATCTATCTAAGCAAACACAAATTGAAATGGGCACAGCTTTAAAAACTGTAACTCAGGTTGCACGAGGCTTTGTGCCTAGTGACGGCCAGGTGCTATCAGGCTGGACTAAAAACCTGTCGGGTGCTGAAAACTTTGTATATAGGCCTTTTCCAAAGTTTAACTCAGTACAAGCTAAGGCTGGCATTACCTACAGTACAAGCCCCTCACGGCCCAACAGAAACGGCTTCGTAGCTTTAGCTCGTATCCTTAATAAGTCCGCTGGCGGTGCTATTTATGAAACCGCAGGCCGTAAAAACCCTCAGGGTCAACCTAGCGTTGAGCGTAAGGGGCTTGTGTACCGCACAGGTAGTAATGGCCCTGGCGATTTTCAAATTAACTATTACTTGCCGCCAGCTGCAAAAGGTAAAGGCTACAACAACTCAGCAAACCCAAAGGCAGGCAAACAGTTTATTGACAACCTCAACTCAACAGGCCAGCTAGTTAATGCACGGCCTAAAGGTATGGTTGGCAGACCCACCACTAAAGAGACAGGCCGCCTTATCTATCGCGCCTGGGCTGAGGATAACGGCAGGGCTAACGCGGCTATTATCAAAGCTTTAGAAACCTCAGCGGCTAATTTTTATGAGCTAACAAAGAGGGCAGCGTAATGGCCACCGATCTAGTAATAAATATTGCCAGCCAGTTTTTAGGTAAAAAATCTTTCGCTGATGCTGACAAAGCCACTAAAAAACTTACAGGTAGCGTAAAAAACTTAGGCCGCACGCTAGGGGTAACCCTGAGTGCAGCTGCCGTTTTGGCTTATGGCAAAGCTTCAGTTAAGGCAGCCAGCGAGGATATTAAAGCTCAAAGGTTATTGGCTACCACTTTAAAAAACGTTGGCCTAGCCTATGCAGCTGTTGATGCTGAGGGCTTTATATCTAAAATGCAAAGCCAAACAGGCGTACTTGATGACCAGCTACGCCCCGCCTTTGCACAGCTTGCAGGTGTTACTGGCTCAATAGCTAAAACTGAAAAGCTTTTGGCCCTGGCTTTTGACGTCTCTAGCGGCTCAACACTTGACTACGCCTCTAGCGTTGACTTATTGGCACAGGCTTACGTTGGCAATAAAAAAGCATTAAAGCAATTAGATTTAGGATATACACAGGCTGAGCTGGCGGCTATGTCGTTTGACCAAATACAGCAAATAATTACTGATCGTTTTGCTGGCTCAGGTAAAGCTGCCCTTGATACTTATATAGGACAAATGAGCCTTTTGGCTGTTGCAACAAACAACGCTAAAGAGATTATTGGCACTAGCCTTTTAGGAGCTATTGACTCAGTAGGCGGTAGTGACGGCATAGACAATTTAGGCAAAGATATAGAAAACGCCGCAAAGTCACTAGCTAATTTTATTGACAGTATCGTTTACCTCAAAGAGCAAATAGCCACTATCCCAGGCGCAGGCATAGTTAAGGGCGTTTTTGGTGCCGTAGGCAACGTATTAGGCCGCTTTAGCCCACAGCGTGCAGCTGAGCTATTAAAAGAGATTAAAGGCCCACAGCCGTTTAGCCAGCCTATGAGTTTGGCCAATCAAGATACAGGCCGCGCAGCTTTGGCAGCTAGTAAAAAGGCTGAGCTAGATGCAATTAAGCGTAATAAAGAGCTTGCTAAATTGGCTAAAGATCAAGCTAAAAGCGCAGCTGCAACAGCTAAAGCAAAGAAAGATCAGGCTGCCCTTGATAAGGCTGCCCTGGCTTTAGGTAAAGGCCAGGATGTATTTAACCTTGATGCTATTCAAATACAAGCTGCCTTGCTGGCTAAACAAGATGAGATTAACAAGCTAGGTGTATCGGCCAGCGATCAGCAACGCTTGCAGCTGGCAAATGACCTTGTACGCCTAACAATTAAACAAGATATGTTGGCGTTAGAGGATGCAATAGCCAACAAGGATGTAGCTGCGGCAACGCGTTTAGCCGAAAAATTAAACAAAGATTTGCAGATTTTGGGCACGCTACAAAACCAAAGCCTAAAATTAACTGATATTAAAAATATCCTTGATGCTTTTAAACCTAAAGAGCTTATTGACCAAAACAACCTTAATATGGCTTTGGACAAAATAGCCGAGATGCTTAGGTTGCTGGGTGTTGCTAATGCGCAATCTTTGAGCAAGCCAGCCACAAGCGCATCACTAGGCTCAGGTCTTATTGTTAGTGACTATATAGAACCTATAAGCAAAGAGGTGGCTGCAAAAGCCTCAGTAGCGGCAATTTTAGAATATGCCGAGGCAGCTACAGAGCGTGCTAATGCTTTTGCCTTGCTACAAGAGCAGCAAAACTATGCAGATTATTTATCCTTAATTGAGTTTCAAAAGAAACTAGGCGATTTTGGCGGCTACAGTACAAATATGAACACAGGCCGAGGCTATGGCGCTGGATCAACTGAGGTTATTGTAACTATTGAGGACAAGACAAGCGGACTTATTGAGGTTGTACAAAATGCTGTGCAGCAAAACAATAGATTTGGCAATAACTTGAGCTATGCAGGGGCTATAGCTGTATGACAATCCCAGTAATTAACGCCGTTATTAACTTTAGTACTGGGCCTAGTTTTGCTCAGGCTATGGTTTTAGATAGCGGTATTTTGGACACTAACGTATTAGCTGATAGCTCATCCGTTATTGTGGATGTATCTAACGTGGTTGACAGCATACAAACTATGCGAGGGCGAAACCCACAGGCTGACCAATTCCAAACGGGCACCCTAACTATGCGCATTGTTGACCAAAACGGAGACTTTAACCCGCAAAACCCAGCCAGCCCTTATTACAACCTTTTAACCCCTATGCGTAAAGTACAAATTACCGCTACTTACGGCGCTGTTACTTACCCTATCTTTTCGGGTTTTATTACAACCTATACAACCACTACACCTAAAAATGCTAATGATGTTGTTTATACAACAATTACAGCTGTAGATGCTTTTAGGCTTGCCCAAAATGCACAAATTAGCACCGTAGCAGGTACCTCAGCTGGCCAGCTAAGCGGTGCAAGAATAAATAACCTGTTAGATGCTATTGCCTGGCCTAACTCTATGCGTGATGTTGATGCAGGTTTAACTACTATGCAGGCTGATCCTGGCACAGCCCGTACAAGCCTTGCAGCTATGCAGACAGTAGAAACTAGCGAGTACGGCGCCCTATACGTGGACGCGGCAGGCTCGTTTGTGTTTCAAGATAGAGCTGTAACTACAGGCAGCACAGGTAAAGCCCCTGTTGTCTTTAACGATAATGGCACAGGCATAGGTTATTTTGATGCTGTTTGGCGCCTTGATGACACTTTGGTATATAACTCAGCCTCAGTTACGCGCACAGGCGGCACAACGCAAACGGCTATAAATCAGGCCAGCATAGATAAGTACTTCATTCACAGCTACAACCAACAAAACCTACTAATGCAAACTGATGCCGTAGCCCTGGACTACGCCCGTGCCTACGTGGCCTCTAGGGCTGAAACCTCTATACGTTGTGATGCCATTAAATTAGATTTATACACAGACAATTACACAGCTGGCACGGTTGCAGCTTTGGGCCTTGATTATTTTGACCCAGTAACCATTACAACTAATCAGCCTGGCGGATCAACCCTTACTAAAACTTTGCAGGTGTTTGGCGTAGCTCAAAGCATTACGCCTAATAGCTGGAAAACAACACTTACCACTTTAGAGCCGATTATTGACGGCTTTATATTAGACTCATCCCTATACGGCTTGCTTGACAGCGGCGTATTGGCTTACTAAGGAGCAAAATTATGGCAGCTGGACTAGGTTTTAAAACCTTTACAACTGGCGAAGTACTAACGGCAGCTGATACTAACGGCTACCTGATGCAGGGCGTTTTGGTATTTGCATCATCCGCCGCACGGTCTGCCGCTGTTACTTCACCACAAGAGGGCCAATATTCTTATCTAAAAGACACAAACGCAACTGAGTACTATGACGGTAGCGCCTGGGTTGGTGCGCCTCAGGGCGATATCACGGCTGTTAATACAGCTGTTACCTCAGGGTTGACGGGTGGCGCAGCTAGTGGCGCGGTTGATCTATCGCTACTACTTAACTTTAATGCTCAAACAGGTACGACTTATACGCTTGTTTCTACTGACCTTAACAAGCTAGTAACTACCTCTAACGCTTCAGCTGTAACTGTAACTGTGCCGCCGTCTGTGTTTAGTGCAGGGCAACAGATTAACGTGCAAAGCATAGGCGTAGGGCTTACCTCTTTTGCAGCTGGCGCAGGTGTCACCATTACCTCAACAGGTGCAAGCGCAGCGGCTCCGATCCTTAGAGCGCGTTACTCAGCGGCAACTATTATTTGTACAGCCTCTAACGTATTTACAATTATCGGAGATGTTTCATAATGACACCGATTTTAGGAATTGTTGCAAGCCAAAATCGTGTACGAGGCCGCATTGCTGAGGTGTTAATCGTTGCAGGCGGCGGCGGTGGCGGCGTTTCTTTTGGATCGGGCGGCGGCGCGGGAGGAATTTTTTACAAAAGCGATGCAATACTTTCTTTTGGAGTATCAACAACAGTTACAGTAGGTGCAGGTGGGGCAGCTGGATCGGGGTCTCCTGCATTTACTTATGGAGGTACAGGTAATAATTCTAGTGTCGGCTCTTTAACCGTAGCCTCAGGCGGCGGCGGTGGAGCAAACGATCAAAAGACACCCGGAGTAGATGGAGGCTCAGGATCGGGCGCAGCTATTGTAAACAATGGTGGAGCATCTATACAATCATCAACAGGAGGCACCGGTTACGGTAACGCCGGAGGAAATGGAATTGGTACTGGAGCGGCAGCAGGTGGCGGTGGAGCAGGATCAGCCGGAAGTAATCCCGTGGGTACCGTTGGAGGCGCGGGCGGAGGAGGTACTTCAGTATTTAGCGCATGGGGCGCAGCGACAAGCACAGGTCTTAATGTTGGTGGCACTCGATATTATGCCGGCGGTGCATCAGGTAACGGAGCTGGTGGTCGTGCAGCTGCGGCAACGGGTGGCACAACGTGGCCGGATGCGGGTTATGCAAATACTGGTAATGGTGGCAGCGGTGACGGCAATGTCGGAGGTGGCTCTGGTATTGTAATTATTCGTTACCCAGACTCTTTCGCCGCCGCAACCTCTACAACTGGATCACCAGCGACAGTAACAAGCGGTGGATATCGTTATTACACATGGACGTCAAGCGGAAGTATTACGATCTAATGGCACACGTAGCAGAATTAAACGAAAATAACCAGGTATTACGAGTTATTGTGGTGCACAATGATTACGAGCCAAATGTAGAAACTTGGGCTACGGAGTGGGCTGGCGGCGGTGTTTGGAAACAGACAAGCTATAACTCAAATATACGTAAAAATTTTGCTGGTATTGGTTATACCTATGATGAAGTACGCGATGCGTTTATACCGCCTAAAAATAATTGTCACGTGGAGGAAACTCTTAACGAAAATACGTGTCGTTGGGAGTGCTTAAACGATGAGCATACTAAAAAGCTATAACGGCTGGCCAGCATCAAAGGATCAGGCTGAAATAGGCATAAAGTCTTACCCTGTACCTGGCACAACAATTAAGCTGCGATGCGCTGAAAAGGTTGCACCGTTGCTTGTTGGCTTTGCAGCTGAGTTTCATACGCTTATTGAGCCAATAGACACAGGCGGCTTAGATGATTGGGGCTACTGTTACCGTATGGTGCGAGGCGAGGCAACAAAACTAAGCAACCACAGCTCAGGTACAGCTATAGACCTAAACGCTACTCAGCACGCTTTGGGCAAAGTTGGCACCTTTGAGGCTGGCAAAGTACCTATGATCCGCGCCTTAGCAAAAAAATATGGTTTAACCTGGGGTGGCGATTACAAAAACCGCAAAGATGAGATGCACTTTGAGGTAGGTTTAACGCCTGAAAAGGTAACAGCCTTAATTACAAAGTTAGGATTACAAAATGCCAACTAGCTCACAAGTAACAGTAACTACAACAGCAACCTTATTAGTAGCTGCAAATATTATGGATCAAACCGTTTGGCTTCATAACTCAGGCGGTGCCCTGTACATAGGTGCTAGCAACGTAACCACAGCAAACGGTTACAAACTAGATACTGATGACAAAATGGAGTTACCCGTAGGTGACAATGAGGGCCTTTATGGCATTGTTGCATCAGGTACTACTACGGTGTATGTACTTAAACAGATCAACTAAGGGGCATTAAAGGAGCAAGACAATGAAAGAGCAAGCAATTGCAGCTGCAAAGTCTTATGCGCGTGCCGCTTTGGCTAGCGTGGCAGCTTTGTATATGTCGGGTATAACTGATCCAAAAGTATTGGCTAATGCTTTTATCGCTGGCCTAATTGGTCCGCTATTAAAAGCTTTGCAGCCGTCCGAAAAGCAATTAGGCGTAGGCGCTAAGTAATGGACCAGGCCCAGCTGTTAGTTGGTATAGCTTTAGGCAGCTGTACTATTTTGGGGCTAGCGGCTGGGCTTATACGCCACCTTGTTAAGTACTACCTATCAGAGCTAAGGCCTGACGGTAACGGCGGGCACAACCTCAGGGGGCGCGTTGATCGTATAGAAAGCCGCGTAGATAAGATTTACGAGATGCTTTTAGAGGATCGTTTAGCCCGCTAGGCGTGTCGTGTTGCCTTTTGTCGGTGCTTAGCCCCATACTCTTGTTACACGCTGAGAGGGCTACTCGGTTAGTAGCTTGATCGGCCTTAACAAAGGGCAGATATATGAACAGTTTAGATATTTTAATAGGCCTAGCCGCGTGCGGTTTAGGCTTTTTGTTTATGGTTGTTGGCTACTCAATTGGCTTTAAACACGGCCACGGTGAGGGCTTTGTCAGGGGGCGCAATATTGCTAAGGCGCTACGCGATGCGGAGCTAATCAAATGACTAATTTTCTAGAGGGCTACGAGGACGTCAACGCTCGCATTATTAGGGCACGTGCTGAGTTTCCAACAATGCGGCTAGTTGCATATATTGAGGACATAGATATAACAAAAGGTTATATATTGGTGCGAGCTGAGGCTTATCGTAATTACGAGGACGAAAAGCCTAGCGCCGTTGATTACGCCTTAGAGGTTAGATCAGACCGAGGCGTAAACCTGCATTTTTGGGTAGAAAACTGTATTACGAGCGCTTACGGGCGCGTTTTAGGCTTGTTAACACCTGGCGGCATAGCACGCAGCACTAAGCAAGATATGGAAAAGGTAGAGGTATTGAGTGCTAAAGCTGTAGCGCCTTTAGCCGATGACCTTTGGGCTACTAATGCAATAGCTGCAACAATACAAAACGTAGCTAATGAGCTAAATGCCACGGTGCTAGACCCTAAGCCTGAGTGCCGACACGGCGCCCGTGTATGGCGTGAGGGCACAAGTGCAAAAACAGGTAAAGCCTGGGCAAATTACAGCTGTGTAGAAAAGAGCAAGGCCAGCCAATGCGAGCCGCTATGGTACGTATTTACAAGTGACGGCACCTGGAAGCCTCAAATATGAGCGACTACTCAGAGATCATTAACCTACAAGCTATGACGTGCAAGCTACTAAAAAACGGTGAGGTCATAGCTGAGTACAAGGTAGAGACCTGCGACAGGTGCAACAAGATTAGCCAGCTTGATCCTTTTGGCTATCAAAAAAGCCACTCAAAAGAAAACTTAATATGGTTTTGTAAAGAGTGCCGCTAATGTTTAAAGTGGTGTTAGACGTAGTACAAGCTAATACAGCGATAGACACAGGCATAGCCAGGGCAAAGCTATACAAGCCACAGTTTGACGGTGTGACAGCTAAAAAGAATTACGATCAAGAAAGGCACGGCGGTACCTTTGCTGAGTTTGCTACAAAGCAAATAGATGCCGTTGGAGCTGAAACAGCCGCAGCTGAGTATTTAGGCATAACCGACTATGAGCCACAAAACGGCACG